GAACAAGTGGGGAGATGGAAATGGCCCACTGGCCTAGGCTTTGGCAGAAAATCGCTGATGATAGGAGTCTTCCGTCTGAATCTGAGGCGATAGGTGTAGAAGACCTACCAGTCTTTGCCGACTGGCAGAGAGAATTGGATATACTGAGAAAGATGGATGGGTTGATATGAGCGCACATTTCCCTGAAGTACCTTTCAGCGTCAGCAAAAGCATGTGGGACAACTACTACACTGTTCAGAAGGGCGGTAGCATGAATATGATGGGGCATCATGCTATCGGCTACTTCTGCAGAGGCAACCACTACAAGTTGGCATTTGAGTGGTTTGAAACAGACGGTAACACAGAAGACCTAGAGATTACGGAGTGATTAGGATGGGAACTAGATGTCTAACTGTAATGAAGAATGGAGATGGTGATGAGACTGCTGTGCTGTATAGGCAATACGATGGCTACCCTACAGGGCATGGAGACGAACTGGTCTCCTTCCTACAGTCTAGGACTTTGACCAACGGGCTATCATTCCCCAAGCCGGAAGGTATAGGGATGCGAGCCAACGGAGCAGCATGTCTGTTCGCCCAGTTGGTCACCCATTTCAAGGAACAGGAAATGGAAGCAGGGTTCTACCTGCACCCACCTGGAACTAGAGACTGCGGAGAGGAATACATCTACACGGTGAAAGTACCTAAGATGTTGAAGAATGTGGGGCCGTTAAATGACTGCTATGAAGGTTTGAGCATCAACCTCGAGTGTAAGGATGTGTACAGTGGAAGAGACCTGTTCAACGGCTCTATAGAGACTTGGCAAGGAGGGCACTACTATGCTGATAACTGATAACCTAGAACTGCTCATATTCGGCATACTCATAGGCCTCGCGGTGGCACTATACTACAAGATTGGAGTAGTGATGGACGATTTCCAGCAGACAAATAGAGAGAACCTAGCGCACATCATGGCCATAAACACATTCGTGGCCGCTGGGATGATTTCCATAGACCACTACAACGAGATGTTTGAGATGTATCACAACGCGTTGATATCAGCAGAGGAGGAAGAGGAATGAGTAAAACATACGAGTTCAAAATAGGAATGATTGGTATGGGAGATACTCCCGAAAAGGCGTGGACAGACGCTGTGCATTACATGCTTGAGAACATCAAAGAGATGTATGTTTTGCCGAGCGAGTTCAAAGTGATAGAGGAGGAAGAGGAATGAGCAATGAGCAGATAAGAGAAACCTTAGCGGCGGGTAAGGAGTTCATAGATGGGGATTGGGACGAAGACCATCCAGACGAACATCAGTGGAAAGAGCACTTGCCCTTTGGCTATGCGGCAGATGGGGTGAGAGTTAGGAGTTGCAAAAAGTGTGGACTATCGCTCGTGTTCAACCTAGATTCCCAAAAGGACGCATTGATTGAAGGAGGTGAAGCCCCTAAACAGATGTGCGGAGAGGAACCTCAACCACAACCTTGGACTGTAGAGGTCAATGTTCGGTATGAACTCAACGGGGTAATAGCACCATCTGAGGAAGAAGCGATAGAGGTTGTTGAAGAGTTCATCTCAGCGGAGAGTCTACCTCAAATATACCCCAGCAGCAAATACTCATCGGAAGAGATTGAAATGGAGGCTTGGGAGGAATGACCATCCACCTCGATTACGAAAAAATGAAGAGACTTGCCTGCTTTGTAGCGAGTCAACATGTAGCAGAATATGACCGAGATACTGTTCAGTCCTTGGTCGAAAAAGTTGGCTGGGAAGTCGCCGATAATTTCTATGAAACATATTGTAATACATTCGATGTATATGTGGGCCATATCAGAAAATGGATTGACGAGATGGCAGCAGAGGAGGACGATTGAATGACCACCACCACAGAGATAGAAAGGAAACTAGCCAAACTAGCAGAGTATGAAGCGATAGAGGCAAAGAAGGAGAAATGGGCTCCTTACCACGAGTTGGAAACGAAACTGCACGAGGTGTATCAGGCTAAGAGGAGAGTAGACGATGCCGCCGCTTACGCAGAAGAAGCAGACCAGTTGTGCCGAGATATAGGCGTCTACCCTTCTCATCACGCTACCGACGAACTGTGGGAATGCTCTTGGGAGATAGATAAACTGATTGAACAGACTGAGAAAGAGTTGGAAAACCTGTATGGAAAACTAGAGAAGGAGGAAGAAGAATGAAGAAGATTAGATGCCCCAGATGTAGTGGGAAAGGAGTAACTGTAGACCATGTAGAGGCTGATGGTGGTGGCTTTACTATGAGTGAATGGTCAGAAATGGATGATGATTTTAGAGAGGGCTATATGAGTGGTTGCTATGATAAGCGGTGTTCAGAATGTAATGGTAGTGGAAAAGTAGAGATAACCGTTAGAACCGTTTGCGACTGTGGAACAGAGTTAACACAACAACTGATGGATGCTAACTTCTTTTATTGTTCCAATAGATGTGCAGATTTAGATTATTATTGTGGTTGTGGCCAAAATGGTTGTGGATGGTGTATGTGATGAAGAAGAAGTGGAAGGCGAAGTTCGCAGAGAGCAGAAACGACCCTGCCTTTTGGAAGGGGTTGAAGGTAGGAGATGAGGTGTGTGGGCGACTTGTGAATAGCACAGCGCAAACCATGACCTGTTGCGGCTGGCCTTTGCTTGATGACTTGATGAGCGATGAAGGCACAGATTGGATGGTATGCCGATGCGTTGAGTGTGGGTCATGTGGTAGTATCATCAAGGCTGATGACCCCTACTGGCAGGACGACATGGCTGACTACTGTTCAGAGGAAGGCAGGGATTGGGACGGCGAAGGAGACTGCCCTTGCCCGTTGCTATCCGCAGAGGAGGCGGAGTGAATGATACCAAGTGAAGCCACTCTGTGCAAACATCATGGTGATAAACCGAAGGGAACTTGCCCTGGATGTCTGAGAGTTGAGATTAATAAACTGAAGAAAGAGAGAGATTACTACAAGGCACAATACCAATGTAGTTGTGGGAAAGGAGGAGATGAAAAATGAAAGATAACAATATAGATAAATGGTCAGAACAACATGTAGGAAGCCTAGCATTGACGAGAACCGTAGTGGGTTTCATCAATGTAGCCTTGAGCGTCATAGTAGTGTTCAAGTTATTCGAGGTGATATGATGAATAGAGAAGAATACGATAGAATACAGAACTGTGACCACATGGGAGCCGATTGGATTGAGTGGGGTAATCTTGTATGGGGTGACGGGAGAGGGCAATGTCCCGACTGTAACGCTATACTAGACGACATCCAAATCAAGACAGGGGCCATCTGTAATGATGAGGGTGAGGATTTAGAAGATTTCGACACAGATTTATTCTGCCATACCTGCGACGAGTATGACGAAGAAGGTTGTGGAGAGTGCCACACCTGCACTAACTGTGTTAATCTGAAAGCGAGACATCAATGTGGGGGGTGTCCATGATGTGGGGCATTGAATGGGACTGGACTATAGCAATGTTCCTTGGAATGGGCGCATTCATGCTGATATACCTATGGTGGGTGTTATGATACCACCTTGGCCCCCTGCGGCTCGTCACATCATTACAGGCATAAGCAAAGCCGACAGGGAGATGTATGATGAGGACCGATGCGGTCCTGTGTATCATGAGAGTTATAGCCCGTTGCTAACTCTAGAATGGAATTGGTGCAACAAGGGCTTCGGCCTAGAGGGACACCTACCAAACACCGAAGGAGCCCCCTTCTGTACATGGTGTGGGAGGGAGATAGAATGAATGTGTGGACAATATGTGTCGAATGCGAAGCCGTGTCTAGCCCAACCGTCCAAAAGATGCTAGGCCATTCCCGGTGTAGAAGATGTGGTGGAGGAACTGTGGAATGGGATAAGGGGGAAGAGGAATGAGAATGCCACAAGTTGCACCTCATTGCGAGTATTGCGGGAGAATCCTTTGGGGGAGAGCCTGCAATTGCGACAAGCAACCAAGCCTCAAGAGAAAACTCACAGGCTGGTTCGATGTGAACTCAGATGGAGAACTGACGGTGGAAGACCTCAATATCATAGCCATAGGTCATCATTGGATGCTCATAGGTGGGCTGTTCATCTTCGTTGGCTCGATAGGCAATGTGTTAGGTTGGTGGGCCATCAACTCAGACGCATTTTGGGCAGCAGCAGGGCTTGCAGCCATAATGGAATACAGAGACGACATCAAAAGGGGGAGGAGACAATGAACACAGACGACTACGAAGGACACACACCGGGGCCGTGGAAGTTAACCGAAGGCGACCAGTATGATGATGACTGGCCTTGGTTGGACATAGTTGCTGAGAACGGATACGAGATTCAAGAATGTGTTGGTTTTTCCGACGCTAAACCCGGACCCGATGTGCGCTTGATGGTAGACGCACCACTACTGCTCGCAGAAGTCAAGCGGTTGCGTAAAAACGAGAGTGAACTCTTGTCGGCCATAAGCCAAGTTCGGGAACGCGTCTACAAAGAGTTGATACAGAAAATGAAGGAGTTGATTGAATGAACACAGACGATTACGAAGGACACACAGAAGGGCCGTGGGATGCAGACGCACCACTCGGAATATACCTCAAGGTGGGCCAAACCATATCAGCAGCAGACGCACGGCTCATAGCCGCCGCACCTGACCTACTCGCAGAAGTCAAGCGGTTGCGGTACTTAGAGAAGTATGAACCTGCCTTCCAAGTCTATGCGTCTATTGATGACGAAAGAAACGATGAAGGCGACCCTATCGGAGAACCTATGCCTGAGTTAAAACATCTGAGTGGTTCAGATGAGTTCCATTACATAGGTTTTGATTCAGTAAAAGAATGTGAAGAATACATTGCTGATTTACCTAAAGGTTGGTGGGGTCACATTGAAGTGATTGAATGGTACGAACCTGCTCAGAATCCTCAACTGAAAACGCTAAGTGAATGGCAAGAGAGTGAGGAAGAATGAACACAGACGACTACGAAGGACACACACCGGGGCCGTGGAAATGGGCTGAACATACCGGAGGAAATCAATTGTGGGGTGTAAGTATTGTGATTGATGATGGATGGACTGATTGCTTAAACTGTGGTAGCACTAAAAACTCACTATGGGATTATACTTCTCCCGCAGATATGGAACTCATAGCCGCCGCACCCGACCTGCTTGCAGAAGTCAAGCGGTTGCATGAGGTGTTAGTAACCCTCAAAGGAACCATAGACGGTTATATCCGTGATGAATGGGATGGGAACCTCGAAGGATGGCAGTGTGCATCAGATAACATCGCTGCACTAGGCATCAAATCAGAATGGGAGGAAGAAGAATGATACAACTAGTGAGATTTACCGAGGACGGGACCTTGGGTTGCAACAAGGAGATAACTCCACAGGTTGAGAAGAAAGGTATCATTTTCATACTCACTGGAGCACTTGGTGCCATTAACAGGACTATCAGCCACAGTTCAAATCAAGACCATATCTACTGTGGAATGGAGTCAATACATCTTAATGAGGGAAATCCCCTGTATTTCCTCTGTGGAGATTGCTATTTGGAGAGCGTATACGGTGGTGATGAATGATGAGTAAACTGATTAGCGAGGAAGATATGTATTGGATTTCCTATGCATGGCATCAAGGACACAGATTGGATGCATATGAAGACAGTAACAGACCACATTGTGAGAACGAGGATGGGACATTGCACGCAGACAGGATGGGACGCTTGGAAGAGGCATTAGAACAAACTGATTGGTTCTCAAAGATGCAAGCCAAGTATGATGATAATTTCTTGGATTGGCACTATGATAACAGCGCAGAAGACCTAGATGCATTGGGATATAGGAAAGAAGTAGTTACCGCGAAGATGGTGCAATACGCAATGGAAGCATCGTTTGGACATGAATTAGGAGATGAGGAGGAATGAAGAAAATCTGCGTTATTTGCAGTGAGCCATCTCGATATACCCTAGATAGGGGGCTGCCAACCGCAGTCAAACTGTGCAAGGCCTGTTTCATGGAGGGCGAATACTGGAAACACCCTACCCCAGATTTTAGCCACTTGGAGGAAGAGGAATGAAGCCTACCTGCCCTAAATGTGGTAGTCACGAAATCGTCACCATTGAAGAAATGCAGGGAAGTGCTGGCATTATTGATATCAGCAAGGGAACCCCCGAATGGGATGGCTATACTGAAGTCCACTGGGACAGTATGGAAACCATTGGTATCGCCTGCACAAGATGTCTCTATGAGGAAATGGCGGTGGATGGTTTCGATTACAATGATTGGACTAAGAAGGAAGTGAAAAAATGACCAAGACAATTACAGTCAGTTACAAACCACCCGATAAACTGTCGATGAAGTGGCCCTACAAGCCTAACTACACAGACATCAACTCAGCGGTGAAGTCTTGTGGGATGGCTAAATGGAGGCCCAAGGATAAGGAGTGGGTCATACCTGCTTCCTCTGGTATACAAGTCGCCAAGGCTATCAAGCCACACTATCCTGAACTCTCCGAAGCAATACTCGCCGTCCCCGAAGTGAATAGTGCTCACGAAAATGTCGCAAAGAGAGTCCTCCTAAGTAGCGCGATAGATGCGGAACCAATATGGCTCGCTGGACTCAAGAACGGAGACCTCGTGAGACCTTACCAATGGGTAGCACCTCACATGTTTTCAGTCGGAGGGCACAACAGGCTGCTCATAGCAGACGACATGGGATTGGGCAAGTCCCTCCAGGCTCTCCTGTGTATTCTCTCCGGCCAGTATCAGAGAGTGCTCATCGTCTGCCCCTCAGTAGTCAAGGTGAACTGGGCTAATGAGGTGGAGAAATGGACAGAGATGGATACATCATTGATATACGGTCAGACGAAGAAATACGAGACATCCCAAATCACGATTATCAATTATGATTTGCTACACGCGAGAGTGGACGAATTACTCAAGGACGATTACGACTGTATCGTCTTCGATGAGTGCCACACACTCAAGAACCAAAAGACACAGAGAACACAAGCCGCCAAGAGATTGGCTACTTGGCCCACAGTCAAGGGCATGATAGCCATGAGTGGCACACCCATTCTGAACAGACCTTCAGAGATATTCACCGTCCTCAACATGCTCAAGCCTTTCACATTCAACAACTACTACCTGTTCGGTAAGAAATACTGTGGAGCAATCCACAACGGATATGGCTGGAACTTCGATGGGGCTAGCAACATAGAGACTAGCGACGATGGGGTGACCCCACCCCTCAATCACCTACTCAAAGACATCATGCTAAGGAGAACGATGGACGACCCGAGACTGTCAGACCAAATGCCTGACCTCTTACAGACCATCGTGGAAGTGGACATCTCACGCTCGCAGTATGATATAGTCTACAACACCCTAATGGATGAGTTGGAGCATTACAGGACAACGGGTAGCGGAAGCATACCCCCTGGCCTCCTACTCAACATCCTCACAGACCTCAGACACGCTGCTGGTAGGGCTAAGATAAAGGCGGCAATGGATTGGATTTTGAACTACATACGCACATACGACAAACCGATAGTGGTTTTCGCTCATCACAAAGATGTGGTCGAAGACCTACTCGCTGGTCTCAAGATAGAACTAGCGGGAGACAATTTCGTCTGTGGTATCACAGGTTCTACCCCAGATAAGCATAGGCAGGACTACATCCAATTATTCCAAGAGGGCTACTGTAAAGTCCTAGTTTGCAGCACGCTAGCCATGAAAGAGGGAATCAACCTCGACGCTGCAGACACCACACTATTCGTGGAGAGGGAGTGGGTTCCGGCCCATGAGAAGCAAGCAGCCTCGCGTGTGAGGCGCATCACACAAGAGAGCAATGTGTGCCATCAAGTTATTTTGAGTGCCGTCAACACGGTGGACACCCACTTCGACAAGGTCGTGAACGAGAAAACGGCCATCGTGAAAGCGGCCCTAGATGGCTCAGAGGGGGATAAGATGATAGTCGCCCAAGCAATCGCAGACTCCCTACTAGCGGGGAGAACGCCGATATGAAAGAGGTCAAGAGATGCACAGAATGCGGCAACAGAGCCCCTGTTCATGTAGGACTAGGCAATAAACATTGGTGCAAGGGCTGTGCCCATTTAGCACCAGCGACCCCGAAACCACATGGGACAACAACAGATGACGGGCGCAAGAGAATCAAATGGAAAATAGGAGAGGAGAAGAATGGCGAGGATACTAGTAGCATGTGAGTTCTCAGGCATCGTGCGTGACGCCTTTGCAGCAAGGGGGCATGATGCATGGAGTTGCGACATAATCCCAACCGAGAGTCCAGGCAAGCACTACGAAGGTCGTGTGCAGGACATCATACCTAGTTGGTATGTTCCATTGAACCCCATTCGGAAGACACGCTCTGCTCCGAAATGGGACTTGATGATAGCGCACCCGCCCTGCACCTACCTATCTGTAAGTGGCTCGAGATGGCTATACAACAAAGACGGGAGCAAGAACGAGGAGAGATGGGAGAAGCGAGAAGAGGCATTGGACTTCGTGCGATTTCTCATGGACGCACCGATAGAGCGTATCTGTGTGGAGAACCCAGTCTCAGTAATCGCCTCGCAGATACGCAAGTCCGACCAACTCATTCATCCGTGGGAGCACGGCCACCCGGAGGAGAAGCGGACCTGTCTTTGGTTGAAGAACCTACCAAAGTTGGAGCCCACGGACATCGTCTACGATGAGATGATGGAACTGCCGAAAAAGGAACGCCACCGGATTTGGTGGATGGGTTCGAGCAAGAGCAAGGAACGCTCCATATTCTATCCAGGCATCGCTGATGCTATGGCAGAGCAGTGGGGGAGATTACTATGAGAGCAAAGAGTCAGAAGCACGCGGAATATGAGATTGTAGGAGCAATACTACACCAATTCTCATTCGCTGAGATATTCACAACGCTGGGCCCAAGAGATGACCCAGTAGCATACGATAGGGTGACGAAAGCCGCCCGGAAATTACGAGATGAGTTCGATAGGAAACGAGAGAAACTGAGGAAATACCTACCAGAAGACCATGTAGACTATTTAGGAAAAGGAGAAGAAATATGAGCATAAGTGATAGATTAAACGAGATAGAAGAACAGACGAAAATGCTAGCACAGCAAGCACAGGTGCTAGAGGAGAGTAAGAGGGCCTACGAAGGTCTCTTAGAGTGCGAGGTTCATGACCATTTATGGAAACTAGGGGGAGTAGTCAGTAGTCTTAGAGAGGTTTTCTCAATGGACATCTCGTGCGAGAGATGTGGGTCCCTAGCGGTCTTCGGTATTGCACGCCAAAATGCTTCGCAGCAGCCTCTACCAATTGAACATCAGACAGGGGTATACTTGAGCAACCTCATCCCAGAGGAGGACGAGTGAATGGACCAATACGCCAAATTGAGTGTCTTCCACCTTTGGGAAGATGGTAAGGTGCACATCAAAGAACCAGGACTTATCTTGCCTAATTCCTATGCAAGGACACTGAAAAGCATGACCGTCAAGGGAACCGAATACGAAGTGCAACGCGTCGTTAAGGCTCTTGAAGAGGAGGGGTTCGGATACCAAAGACGGAGGAAGGCCTGCTGTAACGGGGCTGTGGACAGTCACCGGATATTGGTGGTCACCAAGCCCTATTACATCACTCCCTGCTACGACTGCGAAGTGTGGCCACATTGGTCGAGGTTGATGGCATGACTGAAGAACATTGGGAACCCACAGAGGAAGACCTAGAGTGGACTAGAGGTGTCGTTGAGAACCTCGAGATGAATCAAGACTGGATGGAGGGGGAGATGGCATTCCGCAGAACAGGAGACACCACTCTCACCCTCCTCACTAGAACCGAGAGAGCAGAGAAGGCAGCAGATAGGGTTTACATGGTGTTGCAAACGATAGGGTGGAAATTAGATGAGTCCCAAGCCAAGATAATTCCCGATGACCCCCAACTAGCCGCTGAGATGATGCAGAAGGAGGCCCTATCATGGATGTGCCCTGCCTGCACAACAGTCCCAGTGGTCAATATGGCCCTAGAGAATGGAGAGTGGCAAGTCCTAGGTAACACCCAGTATGTGGGTGAGGATGGAGAGACTACGGAAGTGGCGAGATGGGTCGTGGGACTCGTCTGCGACTGCGGGGAGGGGGTCTATCTCGCCCCCGATGACTACTACCTCATCGCGGGTGAAGCCCTCTTCTACACTTGGGAGGGCTGGGTCCCCATCCATCCCGAACAGATTTGTGAGGCAGTAGATAAAGGATATTGGGAAGACCTATATGCTCGCCCCCTTGGTAGCAGTCGGGGCGGGAAACCTGTCCCACTGCACATGAGGGGACTCATGTGTGTAAGAGGAAAAGAGGAGGAAGAGTAATGAGAACTAGAAGACTACGACAACAGATAAAGAAATACCTAGAAAAGCATGGTGAGTGCAATACGCACCAGATTCAAGAGCACTTGAACTCGACCATGAGGCACGGCACAACCCCCCAGCAATTGGGGAATGTGCTGTCCAAGGATAAGGACATAGTGAAGGTCGCCACAACCAGGCGCGGGGGCGCGGTGAGTGGCTCTTACAACATATGCATATGGGCACTCGCGCCCGCATACGCGCCCGCTGCGGACGAGTGATACGCGTGGGCGGGCTTACGCGCCAGCGCACGCACTGCGATGACTGCGGTGTGCTAATCACCAACAACAACACCATGACAAATCTCGACAGTGCTACTAAATGTGGGAAATGTTACCTCGCTGCTAAGCAAAAGCAGAGGCAAGGTTAAACCCCTACTCAAGGTGGTCAACCCATGAGGCTGGATGACGCTGCTATTCTAGTGACTGCTGTAAACACAGCAGAGAGCAGAGAGCAAGAGAGATTACTCTATGACTTCTTAGTGGAGAACAAAGAGGAGATTGAGGAGTTCTGCTCCCTGTTGTACGGACCAGCCCTCCTCAAGCCCGAACATGTGATGAGCGCTTTGCACAGAGGACTGGGTATGTTCCCCGAGGAGTTTGAACTCATAGAGGGAGCACCATTGGTCCCTGCACTAGTGTCAGAGTCACCGGATGAGTGTGAGGACAATATGACGATTCCGGAGGCCCTATCATGTATCTCAGAACTGAAGACAATAGAGACTGCTCCAGACATAAAAACCATCTTCGCTAAGATGGATAAGAGGTCAGCCGAAGCCCTATGGTGCAGAGCCCTCGGGGAACGCCCTGTTTTGTCCCGTAAGAGGCTGCTCAGGGCCGTTGCACATGGTGGAGGTAACTATGCTCCGGAGAGGCTTACAAGTGCTCTATCTGTGGAGAATATCTCAGTGGTTATCACGCGTGCGATAGATGAGACCCTTTCTGACGAGTTCCGCATCCAACCAGGCCACCCATTCAGAGCCCCATCGTTCGCTCCTTGGAAATACTGGTCTGTCCCATTCCTTCACACTTACTATGAGATTGTATCAGGTCCGCGCAGGTACGCACACCAATATCAAGGGGGAATCTTCGTGTATGACGGAATGGGGGAAATCCTCCCGAACGCCCCAGCCGATATAGTCATCGGTGGAGATTGTGTGGCTTTGGTGGATGAAGGGGGAAATGTGTTGGAGTGGCTCCACACAGAGGCCAACCCCGACCAATGGGAGATGGTATACGAGGGGAGGGCCACCAACCCTCAGAAAATTAGAGATGCTGCCCATCTCCGAGTCCTATCCCAAGGCCTAGAGAACGGGGATGTCCTTAGGCTGTATGACGGAGATAAACCACATTTTCATGGCCAACACAGAGGGGGCTTCATCCAACCCAAGAGAATCTACGAGATGCCACTGCTCATAACCCAGGCTCGGGAACAGACTGATGGGGATTGGGTGGACTTGAGAATAGAGGCCCTAGACGGTTTCGACCCGACCCCCGTGGGCTATGCTCATGTAAAGCGAGAAACCCTCCCCGATAACCCCATACTCACAGAAGCCTGTAAGAGGAAGGTGTGGACGGAACTCGAACCACCACTAATTGGGCTGTTTCACGCCCTACGCTGTAGGGACCACAAACTCGAGGGGGCATATCTCGTGAGCGTAGACACAACACTGGGAATGAGCGACGCCCTGCAATACACCGACATCATAGAGAGGGAAGGGAATGGACAGGCACGATGATTTCTTTCTCGCGTGGTTGGCTCGAGACGCCCGTTTCCAAGCCAGTATCCACTTTTCCCCCAAGAGGCGACTGGGCTACAAGGTACACCGAAAACTTTATACTAGTATGACGGACGAGGCCGCGCTGAATCTGTGGCTTGCCTCTAAGGGGGTACACGGTAGGGTCTTGAGGGACAAGGTCCAGATACAGAGGGTCCTCTCGCTCCTAGCACCAGTATGGGAGGCTGTGAAGGACAGGGGTAACCTGCAGAAGTTGTTGCTCACCATAGACGCACCAACCGCACGCAAACTGAATCACGCCGACATCTCTGAACTTGTGAAGCAGTTCGAGGAGATAGTATAAGCACCTGGGGTACATCGGAGGATTTCCATGCTGACATTCGAGGACTTGATTGGGAGTGATGATTCCACCCACCCTATCTACAAGGCGAAGGCCATGGTAGTGGAGGGTAATATCCCCGACCTCCTGTTAGTGGGCCCTCCAGGCACAGGGAAGACCTCTACAGCACTAGCAATAGGGCAAGCCCTAGATGCTGATGTGTACGAGTTCAATGCCTCCGACGAGCGTGGTATAGATTTCATACGCACGCGTGTGAAGCAGGTAGCAACACAGCGTGGCTACAGCGACATCACCATCATACTACTCGATGAGGCTGATGGTCTCACACGACCAGCCCAAGATGCCCTTCGCAGGACTATTGAGAAGGGTCATGCGCTGTTCATACTCACAGCCAACGAGGAGGCTAACATCATACCCGCGTTGCGCTCGCGCTGCCACACACTACACTTCAACCCATACGGGACTACCCATGTGCATGCGTTCCTGCAAAAGAACTTCAAACACCTATGTAAGTCGTCATATGGATGGAACGGGTACAATATCGACAAGATAGGTATGGCTTTCAATGGAGACCTTCGCAGTCTCGGCATAGCGGCCCAAACTGTGCAGGATGCTAGAGAACTCGAGAATATGGCTACTATCAAGGCAGAGATGCTATCAGCACCAGCACTTTCCATAGCCGGTGGAGATTGGAAGAATCTGAGAGAGGAACTCTATGCGCTCAATCAACCGGGCCGGAATATGCTCACGATACTCAACATGTTGCACGATAGAGTGCGAGACCTAGACATGGAACCAGATAGGTTCCACCACTATTCCCAAGTATGGGGGGACGCAGTCCTTTCGACCCATCAATGGCCTTTGGACAACAGAGGGTTTATTGACTGGTTTGTCGGGTCTCTGTCCCTCCCTAACGGGAGAGAAGAGAAGAATATGAGGAGTAGAAATGAGCACGCTGAAAAAGGAAAATGAGAATAAAGAACAACTGCCGGAAGAGGTCCTAGAAAGATTACGCTGGTATGCTGAGCAACATAGCATCAGCGAGGGAAAGGCTGTAGAAGACTACCTTGCCTACATCGAAGAGCATCTCGGAATCGTGAACACTCACGAAGAAGACGATGACTTCCTAGTGGATGCCGCTGAGACCTTCGTGGTCGAAAGAAGGGTGATGACAGGGCCAGGAGGTAGTTCCACTGAATTGGTGGGATGCTTCGTGGGTGTTGAGCCTAAGATGCGAGACAAGCGAGAGAAGGTGAGGGAAACGGCCATCAATGCAGCGAGGCAAGACCTCAGTGCTGCTATTGAGAAGGGCACAGTCGCTAGAGCCTTCATTGAGGACGGAGTATGGATGCTAGAGAAAGCCATGGGTATAGTAGCCTCCACCCAAGAGAGGGCGGAGGATGATGATGACCCTTGGTTCCTAGTTAGGGACGGCGGGATGACACTAGCCATCCTACAGGAAAACCCAGACTGGGCTAGGCACGGTGAGCCAATCACACCTTACCTCTACAGCAGGACATACCGATTCTACGGTAACTCACTCGAGAAGTTCGAGGATGACCTACAACTGTTTAGGGTTGATGTGACTGGTTCCACTGAGGATGCTGTATCACAACCAGTATCATTCGGTGAATCCTGTCGCATCAAGGTCAGACCACAGCCTGAGAATGTTAACCCAGGCTGGGAGGATATGTGGAGGGGAGTTAACAACTTCTTCAGACAAATCAACTACACCAACGACTTCGTGGATGAGGATGACAGAGGATATCTCAAGGGCGATGTGCTAATGGGTGGAATGGACTGCAATGTAGGAGACCTATCCGACCTAATGGACATCTACCGTGAAGAGTCTGAGACTGTGGTTGGATTCGACAATCCAATCGGGCCTTTGGTTTGCATCAAAGGGAAGGTCACTGACATCAACCAAACAGGATACGATAGCGAGTATGACCCCACGGGTATCAACTACACCATGAGAGTGTCTTCGTTCTCCCTACAGAGGGAGTTCGCCAACGACATGTGGCGTCAAGAGGTATCTATCAGGGTCCACGGATTCCTAGGTCAAGACTGCCATGCCTTCGATTACAAAGGTAGGAAGGGGTGGAAGCCCTATGCAGTGAAGTCCACGGTCTACATCTTCGGCAGGTTAGGCCTGCGGGCTGTAGAAGACGGGGAAGCACCCGTAGTCAGGGCATTGGGTATCTATGCCCCACCAAGACTAGCAATACCCGCCGGTGAAGGTGGTAACACATCACTGGACCAGTTCGGGGGTGATGAGTGATGGGGTTCTTCAAGAACATAGATATCATGCTACACAACGGTGATGATGACAAAACCATCGCTAAGTGGATTCGTGAGAATGCTAAAGACCCGAATATCAGCAAAGAGGAGTCGCTGAACATGGCCGCATCACTGAGGCACCACCATGATGATGAGAGGATTAACTTCTTTTGGAGGTTCAAAGAATGAGTGGCTTCAAGAATCTCAAGGATAAGGAGAAAGAGGAAACCAAGGAGAAAAAGGGAGTCCCTGGTCAAAAGCCACTGAAAAAGGGTAAGGTCCCTGCAACAGTGACCCACGACATAGTAGAAGAACCCAAGAGGCGTCGAGGTGACCAGTATTTCGCTGAGGAAATTGCACCTATTACTGGTGAGTTCGCTGGTATCGTAGGTGACGATGGGACCTGTAAGACGGCCATAATCCTCAACAGCATACCCAAGAAGGACGCTTGCGTTATCATAGATTTTGATGGTGGAGGAGCAGCCTTGAGGGACGCCTTCTATGTGGATAGGAGGTCGGACTTCAAGTCAATCAACCCATGGGTCATGCAAGACGAGTCTCGAACCGCTTACCACTACCCTGCTACACACGACAAGGTCATGGAGATAGGGAAGGAGGCCCTGGTTTGGGCCAAGGACCAACTAGAGGAGGAGTATGAGGGGCAGAGGTTACACACAGTCCTAGTGACTGCAGTAGACCTTTGGGACTCATGTTGTATGGGCTGTATGTTCATCGAGGACCTAGGCACTGCCCCTGACGCCATCGGGGCTGTGATAAGCCCCCATGAGAAAGTGGGTATGAGGTTCAATTGGCAGATTCGCAGCACGCGATTCCACCAACTGACATCGCTGTGTCGAGAACTCACCCGCTTGGGCGTGAATGTCTACTACGAGACCCACTGGCAGTATGAACAGAAGGCTGATGGTACCTTGACTGGTGGTAAGAAGCCCCGATGGGAAAAGCAGACGAGCAACTATCTACACACCATCATCGAGACGACCAAGGCCAAGGTCCGTGACGAGGAAGGCTTCCCCACAGGGGAGACTAGGTATGAGGCCACATTCACCAAGGCTAGGAACCTACCTAACCTGCTGGATAAGACCCGCCTACTGATGAGTACCTATGACGACGACAAGCCACTCAAGTGGCATGGACTCCCTGAACTAAGTGGTGGTAAATGATGGAAGTCAGACAGATTGTATGGCATAACCCAGGCGAGGACATTGGTGTCTCTCTGACGGACCCAAACTGTCCTGCATGTGAGGGTGGTGGGATAGTAGGTGAGTATGTCTACTATGAGGACGATGGGACTGAGTGTAGAGAACCTGATTTCTGCTTCTGTACGGACTACATTGGCCCCAACCGAAAAGATTATTACATAGTAATAGGCGAGGCACCGCCAAAATCGGGGTACTGCTCTAAGGAGGGAGGAGTATCACCCGAGTGAACATCGGGAAGGAAGCATTCATCTCTTTGCTACATGGATTCGGACCAGGGGTGGCTGACCTCAGACTTGATGCAAGGGACATGTCCCTCATTGGGACTGTCGCACTCAGGACACACATGTTGCACACTAGAGTGAGCGCTGATGTTGAGGCACCGGGTCCAATAATCATCTCAGACCTAGGCAAACTCTTGACATTCGTCAAGGCCCTACCCAAGGAGTCCATGGTGGCAATACGAGCACTCGAGGGGACCCCTCTGCGTGTCCTCTCGGGCAATGTGGACCTCACCCTTCCCCTCAGTGACTATGTCCACTCCGCTGCTAATGTGAGGGTGAGTAAGGCCATGGCTCTCAAGGAGGACAGTGAGAGGGACAACTGGAAACACTGGGCGGGGACACCCCTGCCATGTGTTGGTAGGTTGCACACTTCTGACCTCATGCAGGTACAGACTCTCGAGAAGATAGTGGGGAAGAACCACTCCATCACCACTCACTTCTCTGCTGAGGACAAGACTTGGAACATCTCTGCAGGTGAGAAGGGGGGCGCTAACATGACAGTCAGTGTGGGTATGGAAGACTGCAGCAATGATGATGGGAACGATATTGCTAGGTCAAGTTTCGGTGGCTGGTTCCCAAGTGTAATCAACTGCCTCCCTCCAGGGGTGGTAGAACTATACACCGCGCACAAGTTTGTGCTGATACTGCGCCACACAGAGAAGGAGCACCTGCTAGTTATCCTAGACCAAAGGAGTGATTGAATGAAGGTCGTTAGTTGCTTCTGTGGTTGGCAGGGAGTTGATGCCCGAAAATGCCCGACATGTGGTAGAGAGATTGCTCCGAGATGTGATGGGTGTTCAGAATGATAGTCGATGATTACTATGAAAATGGTGAGGAGCCCATCATATACTCACGATACCGTGACGAGGAAGGTAACCTCATCGAGCACACAGACAGGAGTTACAAACCATACTTCTGGGTGCCAAAGAACTCTCCAGACTTCCAGTTCAGGAGGGTCACCACTAGGTTCCCGACATGCAGAGTCATCTACGAGGAAGAAGCCACCGGCCTCGATGGTGCACCACTGGTGAAAGTAGAGGCTGCATCCCCCTTTGAGATTACAAGGATGAGGGAGCAATTCAGCAGAACATACGAGGCTGATGTTAGATTCACAGACCGCTGGCTGATAGACAATGTCCAAGTCATGCCAGACTGGAAGCCACGAAAGTGGTGGTTCGACATAGAGTGTGACACTGGTGATGACCCATTCACCACGGTCATCGCTGTAATAGACAGCGACCTAGACATGCCAGTGGTCTTCGCTTGGGCTGACGAGCGCACGAATTGTCCTTGGACCGTCCCATATCCTTCCAGTTGGCCAATACGACAGGTGCGTGATGTATTGTATGAACTAAGGGTCTATAGTTCAGAGGGTGACCTCCACGAGGCCTTCGTATCATTCATGCGCGAGCGCGACCCCGACATGCTGATTGCACACGCAGGCTCATTCTTCGACATACCCCACCTCATCAACAGGATTCCATACCCTGAGCGAATGAGTCCAGTGGGGCAGGTCAGGAGATTCAGGAAGGGTAAGGACAGGTATGACCCAACAGACCAGCCCATTGTAGGTAGGTGGCAGTTCGATACTGCAGCCCAGGCCAGTAGTGGCACAGGATTCGAGCGAGTATGGAAGGACAGTGGGGGTGGTCAACTACCCTCTCTCAAACTCAACGACATAGCAGAGACGCTGGGGCTGGGTTCCAAACTCACCGAGGAGATAGAGGGTATGGATGTCCACAATGGGTGGTACGAATACTGGAGTGAGTTCGTGGACTACTGTCTGCTGGACACCCACCTCCTCAGAGGTATAGATGAGGCAAAGAATGTGACTGACTTCTACATACAGATGGTGAGGCTCTGCGGAGTCACTCTACCCTCAGCATGCAATGTGACTAACTTCGCTAGAGGTCTGCTCTCAAGGAGGACAGACAAGAAGGCCCCAACCAGAGTGAGGGGTGACAGTGGTTCACTCAAAGGTGCGGAAGTAGGACTGAATCTCGTTACTGGTTTGCATCAAGGCGTTGGAGTGTTTGACTACAAGGGATTGTATGCATCTCTCATTCTAGGCAACAACCTCTCTTATGAGACCAAGAGGGACGGTCCTGGTGAGAACATACTCCAACTCGATAACGGTACCTTCTGGGACCAGAGTGAACAGGGTTTGCTACCTAGTGTAGTAGAGTATCTGTTTGCCTATCGAGATGAATGCAAACTCAAGATGTTACACGCTGAAACCGAGGAGGAACGAGGTGCTTGGAACACCACACAGATGGCGATTAAGAGGGTCATGGCCTCACTCTATGGCATGACTGCACATGGTGGCTATGGCTGGGCTGACCTAGACATAGCACACACCATCACCCACGAGGGGAGGAGGTGCATCCACCTACTGGACCAAGTCACCACTAGCAATGGCTACGAGTGCCTCTATGGTCACACTGACTCGGCATTCATCAAGGTCCCCTACGAGGACGCTGAGATGCTGGCCGACAAAATCACGAGGGCTGTGCAGGAGGCCACTGGCAACAAGATGTTGTTCGCAGACTTGGAAGACTGGATGCCCTATTGGCTACTGGTCAAGAAGAACAGATATGTCGGCAAGAAGATGAATGGTGAACTCAAGGTGGCTGGCTTCGAGATGAAAGCCTCCAATGCAGCACCCATATCCAAGAAGGTGCAGAAGGAGGTGTTCAACCTGGTATGTAGTGGAGCCAATGAGGGTGAGGTGGAAGCCTATGTCCGTCCGATAGCCATGTCCATACGCGAGGGTGAAGTCCCTCTCAAGGAGGTGACCTTGACCACTAGGTTAGGGATGGCACTCCGAGACTACAAGGTGCTAGGCGGTGCTGCCAAAGCAGCAACAAACTACAATGACGATTCTAAGGGGCCCATATTTGGGAAGGGGGACTCAGTTCCCTGGACCTATGTGCAGGGCATTCCCAACATCATAGCCTACCGAGAACCCTCTGAGTTAGAGGGGTATGTGCTAGATTCAGATGTGATTCTCCAGAAAATGCTAAAGGCCAAGTTGGACAGTGTGTATACTACCCTTGGCTGGGACATCGACGGTGCTCTCGGAGCACCTCGTCCTAAGGCGTATGGATGGTGGTAAGAAAATGACAGAAGAAAAGAGAGTAACAGAAGAGAATAGCAGACAGACAACGCTGGAGGAGTTTGGCTTTGAGTGCCGTCGAAGACGCAGTGTGCGGTAAGATACAGGGGCGAGCCTCAGTAGGCTTGAACAAGTACGGTACTACCATGGAGAGGGAGGACTTCTCCAAGTTAGACTGGCTCATCTACGCACAAGAGGAAGCGATGGACCTAGTGGTCTACCTTGAGAAACTCATCCAGTTGGAGGGATAGTAGTGGTCGCCCTACCTCTCATCTACGAGGATGAGTCCTCGTATGCCTGGACCCCCGAAATGGGGGAGGAAGGAGTAATCATACGCATCAGTAAGAGCACCCTCGCTAACACCAAGTGGTGTGCTCAGCAACTATGGCTCTCCAAGACACACGATGTGCCTCAAGAGCCACACTCCTATCTCATCGTAGGTACTGATGTCCACAACACAGTGGAGGAGTTCTACAAGCGTGTAGAGCCTGAGTCCTTGATGGACTTGAGGAAGGCAGTGCTGGAAGGGAAGAACAGATTGGTCCTTGACGCATTCAGAGGATGGCTCCCTTCAGAAGAGGAAGTGGTTGAGATGAGGAGAGGGAGCGACAAAGACGAGCCATTCTATGAGCGTGACTACGAACTCAATGTGGAGTGGCTGATGCGTAATGAGATGCAACGCCTAGCAGTCACCGACGACCAACTGTTCTTACCTGTAGCAAACGAGGTGAAACTTTCACCCAAAGCCACCTTCCACATAGATGGTGAAGAGGTGAAGGTACAACTGGTTGGGATAATAGACAGGGTGTTCCAAGACGAAGGCGGACTGGGTCTCATGGAGTTGAAGACTGGGAAGTGGAAGAAGTATAAGTTGGCAGACATGAGAATGGAAATGTCCTACTACAAGATGCTCATTGAACTGTCTCCGATGGAAGAACTAAAGGCCCTAGGATTAGGTGACTTACCAGTGACCCATTGGGGTTGGCGTTACAGTTCTGCGGGGTTGTTAGATTATGAGAAGACTCTCAAGGTCAGTGAGAGGGCCATGCAACACAGGCTCACCAAACTCATCAAGATGTATCTCAACCAAGACTTCCCCGTCACCAAGGATGATTTCAAGTGCTCGTACTGTGACTACATGGACCTGTGCCCTAAGTTCAAGGTGAATTAGATGGACCCGATTGACCTCTACAATCGTGCGTTACATAGAGACACCCTACTAGAGGCGTATCGTCTGCTGTTGCAAGAGGCGTTGAGAATTGAAAGTGATAGCCAGGATATCTATGTCCATTATGGGGCCCCTCCGGAGGATAACATCGTAGACCCGATACCTGTAGAGGATTGGGAAGGGCGTGGTTCTACCTTGGATATCACCATCACATCCGAGTTCATATCGAGCCCCGAGACTGTTCTCCTAGTGTATCAGAAGTGTCGAGAAGCCATGAGTGAGTTCAATTGGGGGAGAGTTGATGAACACAGTCCTTGAGTTCGACTTCCCTCGTGAGGTGGGGCTGTTCCGTAAGGTGGTTCACACCCCCGAGGAACTGGAACAATACTGGACCTCGCTTAGGAACAGTCAGTGTGCCTACACCAGTGTGTATGGATACAGGGCAGTCAAGCCCAGTGGTAAGCGTGCTGAATATAACACTGCAATAGTGAGAAACTTTGTGCTGGACTTCGACAAGAAGGAGAGGAAGGGGAGCATGGTACTCGATGTGGATGGGGACAGAGTGATGGAACAGGTACGCAGACTACACCAAGTTCTGATGGACAAGGACATCTGCCATGCTGTGTGGTTCAGTGGGAATGGATTCCACATCTGGATTCAACTCTCCAAGACTCACCGACCTGCGACTGGTAGTGAGGTGTCTCTCATCAAGGCTGCTGGGAAGAAGGTCATCAATGACTGGAAGGACAGCCTAAACCTCACATGCATGGACCCCACCGTACCCTTCGACATGGCTAGGCTCATCCGAATCCCCAATTCCTACAATGCCAAGCAGCATGTGGGAAGGTGGAGCATCCCTCTCAGGAGTGCAGAGGTACTCAAGTGGTCGTGGGATGATGTGTGTGAGAGAGCAGAAGCACACCGTAAAGGTCACTTCACCTACGGGAATAACGGGATAGACCTACCTCTCGAGCATGTGAGGAAGACCCGCTTCGATACATCGGGCCCAGCATTACAATTCGAGACACTAGAGATGGAAGGGGTGAGGATTCTTCCCTGTCTAGTGGAAGCAGCCTGTCAGGTGGGGAGTAATCCACCGCACGACGCTCGTAAATCTCTAGTGATTTACCTAGCATCCAGGCTCAGGAACTTTCTACCTGTAGAACGAACAACACAGGAGATGCGTGAAGCCCACGCCGAATCCATATCAAGATACATAGCCACCCTTCAATGGGCTGACTACGATGAAAATGTGACTCGCTACCATGTTAGAAGTATAGTGGACAAGGGATACCAACAACACTGTGCTTCTCTCGAGGCTGGCGGACTATGCCTCGGGAGGTGCCAGTTATGGGACGGGACAGGAAATCTGTAAGACCATTAGTGATAGACACCAACGAGCGTGGTCCCCTGTTCGATGCAGTGGAACGCAGGGCTCACAAGAAAAGCCCACCCCTCTCCATAGTTAGGGAACACCTAGTTGTTGGGGACTACAAGTGTGGGGAGTGGTACATCGAAGCCAAGAGTGTGGGGGACTTCCTAGAATCACTTAGGAGTGGTCACCTAATGAGACAACTAGACAATCTCGACGCTAATGTGGACATGTATGGTGTAGTAGTATGGGGTGCAGTAGCAGACTACATCAAACAAGCCCAGGCAAGAGGAGGCTCCATCAATTTCAGTGCTGCAACAAAGCAGGTAGCAGGAGGCTTGGCCCGCGTCGCTGCAGACTTCGGGTGTCTAGTATACCGTGCACCCAATCTGATGGAGGCATCACACTTCCTAGTGGGTCTACATGAGAAGACCTACAAGAGTGCCAGCAGACACGGTGCACAGGCTATCCGTAGGGTGTCTAGCAACGATGTCAGGGTGGACATGCTCCGTACCATCCCAGGTATAGGGGATGAGATGGTGGATAAGATTCTAGACGCCTGTGGTAGCCTAGAGGAGGCTGCTTGTGGTGACTGTCTCAGGGGAGTACCACGCATGGGTAAGATACTCAGGGCTAGGGTTCTCGAGGCTTTGACCAGTGAAGAGCCAGTTCTCATCGAGCGTCGTCGTTCTCAAGATTCTTAGCATTCCTCTTTATTGATAGGCGCATCCATTATAGGCTAGTTACAACGCCGACTAATCTATGGCGAGAAGAAGATGGACACAGTACAGCGCAGTCAAGCGCTACCCAATACTAGTAGATTACATTGAGAGGTTCAACAAGACCTCTTTCTTCAACGAGTTACCAGGCTTGCTGTCCTTCTTCTACCTGCAGGGGCAGGCAGTGGTGGACTATGTCCGAATACCTGTGTGGGCATCGTTCCTTGACCCTAGATTTCATGTGTTTTGGATTCAACCTACCCGCTCTGGGAAGTCCATCTCTTGGGAGTTCATCGGTGAGGTAGCAAAGCACGCCAACCTCGATGCAGACATCTTCACCTCCGGCACAGACGCTGGACTCATAGGTTCCTTCAAGCAATTCAAGGATGAGAATGGGGACTACTACACTGAGGAAGTCCCTGGCCTGCTCAACGGTAAGAAACTGTTGAACTTCGATGAGGGTAGTGTCCTCCTACAACCTAATCCAAAGCAGTTCTTCCAAGAGGTCATCATCTACCTACAGCAGTCAATGAACCCTGTTGGGAGCCACAGTAACACACTCACTAAACACATGAAGGACGGGAAGATTGAGACTGAGTCCCGAACATCACACTGGATTACCACCTTCCCGCCCGCGGGTGTGAAGGAGTATGTCTTGACCAAGGGTCTGTTCCAGCGTGTGCTACTGCTGTTCTGCCATTGGAACAACGACATGAGAATGGCAGTGTCCAAGCGGAGGATGCAAGGCTTGTGGTCTGATGAGATGCAAGGTGTGAAGACCACTGAGGACCTGTCTCGGCACTTCAGAGAAGTAGAGGCAATGGTAAGAGAGCATCTGTTCGCCTCATCACCCCATGTAGACGCTGTGATGTGGGAGGACCTAAATGAGAACATCAAGGAGGAGAGGCAAGAGCGAGAGCGTATCGTGAGAGCCTCTGCTTTGGACATGTTCCAAAAGAGCAGGGACTTCGACCCAGCGGTGGACTCTGCAATCGAGGAGTTCTACAGACTGGTGAGTGGGATGGATGACCAACTGAGTGATGTTGTGCTGTCCTTCATGCCCAACATCGAGAACTATCTCAATATCATGGCTACACATCTTCTCCTCATTGAGATGAATGAGAACAAGAAGGAAGGTCCATATGACCCATCCGATGCGTGGATTATCACGGGTGACCACATAGATATGGCTATGGAGATACTCTACGATACCTATGAACGACTCATTGTGTGGCTCGAGAGCGACCTAGAACTGGGTGCTGCTAAGGCTGAGAAGATAGCCAAGACAGATGCTTGGACCAAAGCACTGGAAGCCTGCAAAGATTATGACCTTGGCGACCATCGTGGTGACGGATGGAAACTCAAGAAGGATGTCCTCAAGGCCTACGGGAGGCTACAAGACCGCAGCAAACCTGTAGTCTACAAGCACTACGACATGATGAAGGGTTCGTTCAAGGAAACCAAGGTGTCTGGTACTCCGTATGTGATATGGAAGGGTGATGGGTTATGAGTAAGGTCATGGCACTAGATATCGAGACATCCAACTACTCCTGGCAAATAGGGGGCTGGGATAATACGCACCTGTTCGACCCTACCGTGGTTGCTACATGGGATGGTGACAAAGGTCATGTGTTCTCCAAAGAGGACATAGAACTAGAGGGGTCTACTGTCCATCCACTACACCCTAGGGACCTAGGTGAACACCTACAGAAACATGTGGAGGGTGGAGGCATGGTCATAGGTCACAACCTGATGGGATTCGACCTACCAGTGCTTAGAGATGCTCTAGACTGCCACTATGCAGGAGAACTGATGGCTAAGAACAAGGAGTGTGTCATAGATACCTCAGCCATCCTTCGCTCTGGTGGTACACCAGTGTCCCTCGGAGATGTCTGCAAACACACACTAGGCAGTGAGAAACTGATGGAGAGTGCAGATGCTCCCAAGGCTTGGGAGGAAGGACGCTACCAAGAGGTGGCAGAGTATTGTCTCAAGGATGCTCAATTAGTCTACGACCTACTATACTATGGTAGAGATGAGGGCTTTGTCAAGGCCCGCAATGCTGAGACTGGTATCGTGGATGATATTGAGGTGGTGTGGTAATGGAACTCATTGAGGACGCACCCAACTCCTTCTTCAAGGAGTTCTATCTTACCATGTGTGACTACTACAAGATAGACCCCGACGCACTATTCCTATCCCTAACGGAGGAAATACAATGAGTGAAAAGACACAACAAAGCGGAAGAGAGGCACAGATGAGCAACATCAAGGCGGCTATGAACATAGCCGAGACCGTTAGGTCGACCCTTGGACCGGCAGGCATGGACAAGATGCTGACCAACGGTAACCACAACATCGTCACCAACGATGGTGTGACTATCCTAAGGGAACTGGACACGGCACACCCCGGTGCGCTGATGATGATAGAGGCCAGCAAGACACAGGAGGCTGTCTGTAAGGATGGGACCACCAGTGTGGTGGTGCTGGCTGGACAGATGCTAGCCCTCAGTGAGGGGTTGTTACTGAGAGGCATCCACCCCCGAGTCATACTCAGGTCATTCGACAGGGGTAAGCAGATTGCTCTCAAGAACCTACACCCAGTCGAGATAGATGTACTGGACGCAGCCAAGACTGCCATGCGTGGCAAGGCTGCTGAAAGTGAACTCGATTATGCCGCTACGCTTTGCTTCAAAGCAGCAGAGAAGGCAGGAGGTGACCTTGAGAGAATCACAGTGGTGACTCAGGCTGGAGGCTCCCTCAAGGATTCGTATGTGCAGGACGGTTTGGTTCTGAACAAGGAGTTCGCTAATGATGTGGGGGATATCAAGGAGGTCTTAGGTGAGGTCTGTGTGGTCCTCATAAACGGGGGACTGGATGGCTATGATATAGACCAAATACAGGTTGAGAACATGGGTCAACTCCAGGCTCTCAAGCAACAGGAACTCGAGATGCTCAGTGAACTAGCGGCCATGGTCGCTGGTGCTACTGGCCCCAATGGTGTAGTGTTCGTTAGGGACTCAGTCCACGAGGCTGTGGCCCACTACCTAGGGCAGAACGGCATCCCACTCATCACTAGACTACAACAGAGCGACATGGAAGCACTGTCTAGACTGTTCCATGTCCCAATCTATCACAGAGTAGGGGACATCACAGACCCCATTGACCCCATTGATATCACAGTGAAGGAGGAGAGGATTGGTGACTTAGATTTCGTTACTGTCTCTGGGCCAGGAGAGGCTACAACTTTGGTAGTCAGAGGTGCAACTCGTCAGACTCTAGATGAATACGAGAGGGCATTCGATGACGCTGTAGGTGTGACCTGTCTCAGTATGAAGGACGGTAACAGAGGCTTCCCAGGTGGTGGTGCAGCGTTCTCTGCTGCCTCCATGGCAGTGAGGACCACCGCCGCTAAGCAGGCTAACATGAGTGCTCGAGAGCGCATGTGTATGGAAGCATACGCTGACGCACTAGAGATAATCCCTGCAGCAATAGCGAACAACGCTGGCATGGACCCCCTAGATGTGGTCATGGAACTAAGGTCAGCAGAGCAGGGTATCGGTCTCTACATAGACGATGACGGTGTGGGTAAGATTTGCAACACACTAGAGAAGGGAATCGTAGAGCCTGAATCCCTGGTGAAGCAAGTGATTAGCAGTGCCACGGAAGTGGGCACCTCAGTCCTCAGAATCGACGACATCATAGCGATGAGGGGCGGGGAAGATGCATGATGAGTGGTTCTTCACCATCCGTGGCTTACTCCTAGTCTTCTGCTGCCTACTACCACTAGGCATGACTATGGTTTGGTGGTGTTTTCTCTTTTTCAATAGTGGGGTAAGTTATGCTTTGAACCTACCCAAACATGAAGAAGAGTGATAAACCGCCTACTGCTCGGACATATTAGCAGGAGGAACTGGGGGGGAGAGATTTTTTCCGACGGCGTGTGCAGGCTCTTCGTTCGACTCTTCTTCTCTTCTTGTGCTCTCCCCCCCGTTCACAGTTTCATTCCAAAAGAAATCGTGGACCTTGTCCATCTTCTCCTTTTGTGTCTGAAGATAGTCTCTCCAGAGGGGTTTTCTAAGCGCTTTCTTGTAGCCTTCGACCTGTGCATCCCAGTATTCCCAGTCGATATCCCATTCCCTGGTCACTCCTCTTCCTCACACTCGGTAATCGTTCAATAGATAGATGATGAATGCTGCCTTTGATTCAGGCGGCCACCCTTCAAGATTGAATGTGCGGTTGATATTGCGATGCTGTCTAACACCCAGCATACTTATTCCTCTTCCTCGCAGCAGCGTATCACAAACGCAGACGACCCCATGCCCTTAAACCACGGATAACCTGCAAGATTGAAGAGACCCATTGGAACAACAAGTGGTGTAGTTTCCACACCTACTTGGAGTTTTGGTGAGTTTGCTCACACCTAGGTCCAAAGAGTAGTATTCTCACCGTTCTCAGGTATCACTGTGTCATTCATTGTTCTTCACCCCTGTGTCACCCTTCTTCTTGGGCTTGGCACCAATGGAGATGACCATTATCATACCATGCTTGTGCTTGTGCTTGGACATACTATCGCCTCGCCTTCTGCCAGAGTGATAGGCACTCAGGACACTCCCAAATAAGGATTCTCTCTGACCTGTCGTTGACATAGCGTCCTTCGATACGCTTCGCTAGTACGAACTCGCCACAGCCAGGACACTCCTGACTCAGTCGTTGTACTAGTTCCCCCATCAACAATCAGTTCCATCCGTAAAGCCATCTTGCTCCTTCAAGTGGAGATAACATTGCTTGATGATGTTGTACTGCTTCTTGGTGCCACCATTATCCATCTCAAACTTGCCATTGAATCCACCAATAGGAGAGGCACCATCTGCATAAGCATCATCGGTAGCATATATCTTACCGTTGTAGTGTACATCGAAGGTAACAACACCCTCTTCATCTACTTCCTTGTTCACTCTAGCATCTTTGACGATGCAGTGTGCGTATTCACAGGTTATTCCGTAGTGTGTCTCGTATTCTATTCTCAGTGCCATTATATCATCCATTCCAGTTTGGTTGGAAAATTATCTGCTGTATCATAACAAGGTCACTCCATGAAACTAGGTTTAACAGGACAGTTAGCGATTGCCTCATCTACAGTCGAATAGGCCGTAGTCCAATCTCTAAGTTCTTGTCTGTATGTAGTGAGCGTAGTTATCTGTTCATTGGTTAATCCTCTATCAGATAGCATCCATGAATCACTTTCAAATAGCGCGATATTTCGGTCAGCACGAATAGCATCCCAATTATCATCTATTGTTATTTCTTCCTTTAATGTTCCATCAGAATTAAACACCTGTATTGTCGTCATGCTAATCAGTAATTCCCGCTTGAGGAAGCGAATCCAAAATGAACCTTTGGTAGATAGTTGCTATCCCTTCTAGTTAATCCATTTGCTGTGCCACCTGACCCGTTATCCATTCCATTACTAGGTAAGTTATTGGCAGTAGTTTGTCCATTATATCCGCATTGTGCAGGGGTATTCAAGTTGCCACTACTATCAGCCATAGGAAGGAAGCAACCTGAACCCATTGTGTTAGTGCCTTGCGCTCTAATCGTGGCATAGTTGCTATCTGCCCATACGAATCCCATGAAGTAATGCTTACTAGGGTCTAAGGTGGTAGATGCAGACCATTGAACCACTTTATTACCATTTGATGAGCAATCAATTGTTCCACTACATAGAAGCGTATCAGGATAATACCCACCACTATATGTTGATTGTTGTGCCGAGTAGATACCAAGTTTTAGTGATGCTCCGGCTGTAGAACTGCTAACATATACTCCACCATACTGTGTATCGCCTCCTTGATAAGACCACATAGGAATGAAATGAACTTGAGTCCAACCACTAAAATTGTTTGTAGAAGAACCTCTAGCATGCATGTTTGGTTGAATCCAAACATAGTTAGATGAACTGCCAACACTAGTGCCATACACTTGCCCCCACATATCGTAGATTGATTGTGGTGTTCCAGCGGCTACAGTTTGTTGTGACCCATCACTAAACTTAATCCCACTAGAAGGAAGAACAGGTTGGACAGCGAATGTAACCTTGTCATCCTCAAAGGTAGCCGCAGTAACATCATTAGCCCCTGCACTTGATGTGTTGGCTTGGATGATAACCTTCCCATTAGCAGCCCTGTTGTGGATGTAGAGGTCATCGCTGTTAATGGACATGAAATTTCTGAAAGTTCCTGCTTCATCACGGAACTGCATGATATGTTCTGTTGAACCACCTGCGGTATTGAGAGAGAATTGAAGGTGGCCTCCTTCTCTTATGGCAAGATACTCTGATTCATCATCATCATAGAAGATGAATCCGCCTGTTCCATTCTCTTTGAACTTCACATCTCCATTACTTGTGCTGGTAGTGATGTAATTATCTACCATATCTAAATTCCCATCAGGCAATTTAACATTCCCATTTGAATCACCTGTAATCCAAACAGGAGTTCCATCTCCTGATGATATGGATAATTGGTCAGAAGATGCGGCGGTTACAGTGGCCGCACCTATGACCACATTGTTGGACCCGCTAGTTATTCCACCACCGGCGGAGTATCCGAGAGCGATGTTTTTGTCTCCTGTGGTTGTGCCGTTTTTATTGCCCGTTTCATGGCCTATCCAAGTATTGTAAGTCCCATTATCTCCCCTTCCGGCTTTGTATCCTACACCAACAGAATAAGTTGGGCTTCCCGTATAGAGTGCATAACTCCCTATTGCTATGTTGTAAGAGGTGTCCACAGCACTACTCAAAGTTCGGTATCCTATCCCCACATTATGAGAAGCAACCTGTATATCTTCACCACATCTTGAACCGATAAACACACTCCGGGTTCCGGCTTTTTCATTGGCTCCACTGTCTTGTCTTCCAATCATAACAATATCATCACCACTTGAAATATTCCAAGTTGAGGCGTGTCCGATAATTACATTCCCTTCACCGGAGGTCAAACCATAACCAGCGTAGTTTCCGAGTGCGATGTTCTTCTCTCCACCATTAATAGCACCACCGAGGGCAGAAATACCTATTGCGATGTTGTCATCTTCATCATCTATTGCATCACCAGCATTTTTCCCAATGGCGATATTACGATTACCACTTGTTAGCATTCCCAATGTGTAGTTTCCTAAACCGAGATTGTCTACTCCACTAACACCAGCACTTGTTGAAGAACCATCACCAAACATTGACTGATGGCCGATAGCCATATTGTCGCTGTACACCGACCCATTCGGATAGCCTTTAATTGTCTGATAACCAATTGAAATGTTCCTTGAGCCTGTGGTTTGCATCATTTGTGAACTTTCACCTATACCGATGTTTGTTGCACCGCTAGTCATATTTTGTAAGGCAGATTTACCTATCGCTATACTTGAATTAGAAGTCACAGCGGCTTGCATAGCATTGTTTCCAATTGCGATATGACTGTTCCCACTACCAGCCTGATATAATGCTCTATACCCAAGTGCAACATTGTTTCCTCCGGTATGAAGTTGATGAGCCTGATAGCCAACGGCTGTGCTATATCCTGAATCAACAATAGCACTACCCGCCTCCATTCCAATGAAGGTACATCCAGTGCTTTGTGTAAGAGCATCACCAGCATATGCTCCAATAAGGGTGTTTTCAGCAGCCACCCCTTGAAGCAGAAGTCCAGCATCTTTACCTAC